CCCCCGCCTCGATGGCGTCGTCCATCGGCTCTCGAGCAACTAGGGGGGCAGCGGGGTTTAAGACTCAGCCTCAGTTGAGGTTCAAGTTGGCCGTCAAGGCCAGGGTCCATGACGGCCATGCCCTCGCTAGAGGCGAGTCGATAGGCAACGGTGTCCAGGGTTATCTTGGACCAGTTATCGCAGACAAGATGCCCTACTTGACGACGACAAGTAGGGCTGACTTCCTTAGTGCGTTTAACAAGCGTGTCAACTTCCGCAGTACGGAGCGAGTTGACCGTAGCATACGAGGCGCCGCTAGGAGCCTCATTAAGGAAATCTGCCCACGCCCCATGCCCGTATTTGATTGGGACGTGGATCTGTTTGACAACTGGCTCGGACAATTCGACACCGAGAAACAGACAAGAATGCGCACAGCGTACCAAAATCAAGGCTTGGAAAGACTCCATGAGTACTCAAGCAAAGAGCTTTTCACCAAGGTTGAAGCTCTTGTTAAGCCTCACGAAACTGTTGCTCCCAGAGTCATCTTCAAGGGCACTGATTATTACAATATGATCAGTGGTCCTATTTTTAAAGTGTTGATGGAGCGGTTTAAGAGCACAGAAGGCAATAGCAAGAATTTTGATTTCTTGCTGGCTTACAAGCAGCACACTCCTGAGATTGTGTCCTTTATGACGAAGCGTACTTGCAAGTCGTTCATAGAGGCGGATTTCTCCTCAAATGACAAGACACAAGTGAAGGATGTCATTGAGTTGGAGATTATGCTAATGAGGCAATTGGGTTGTCCTAGGTGGTTTCTGAAGTTACACAGGCATAGTAACAAGTTCTCGGTATACAATACGAAGTATGGCGTGTCCGCCATTGCTGAGAATCAGCTTGCTACAGGTGCCACAGATACCACTTTCCGAAATTGTTTTTGGAACCTGACAATATTTAAGGCTTGGGTTACCAAATACAAGATAAACAACGCAGTCGTGTGCGTTCTAGGTGACGACATGGTTGCCGGTTTGCCTCGCAGAGTTAGGCGCGCAGCCTATCACTACGAGCAAATAGCACGCTTAGCCAAGATGAAAGCGCAAGTGACCACCGGTCGCTTGTTGCATAACATGCATTTCCTTTCAAAACACTTTGTCCCGGTTACTAGGGGCGAAGAAAC